GTGATGTAAGTGGTAATTTAATTGATAATTACTTTATGTGTAGAGGTTGTGGGTGTCCAATAAAGACAAAGATTTACACACCAAAGAGTTCACCAAAAGAACATAAATGCCCACAAGGCAAATGGATAGATTAATAACTTAAACAAAAACAAATGAAAAAGTACACGGAATTATTTTTACTAATTGGCCATTTAAACCTAAATGTAAAGGATGGTAAAACAAAAGGCCAAAAGAAATTGCAAAAGATTGCCGAAAAGGTAAAGCCTATTTTGGAAAAGTACCAAGAATTAAGCGAGGATCTACGATTAGACAACGCATCGGTAGACAAAGATGGCAATCTATTGATCAATGAAAAAGGTGGCTATTCATTTACCAAAGAGGCGATTAAAAAGTTAAACCAACAATCACGTGATCTAAACGAAAGTTCGTTTGATTTTGATGTGATTGATGTGGTAAATCCCGAAGGATTAGAGGAATTTACATTCCTTGATGGTTGGGTTAAAGGAGTTAAATTTAACAAAATAGAAAAAGAGGATGACAACATTGATTTATAGTTGGACCATTGTTCAATTGGATTGTGCGACACACATTCCCGAAGTTCAAGATTATGTAGTTACCGCACATTGGAGATATGGTGTTTCTAATGGAACGATTTACACCGATATGTATGGGGCCACCGGTTTTACGGTTGATCCCGAGCAACCTAATTTTATTCCATACGAGGATCTAACCGAGGATGATGTGATTGGATGGTTAGAAAGTTCATTGGATGTACCGGCAATGCAAGCATCATTAGCAATTCAATTGGAAAATATTATTAATCCACCAATTGTTGTTTTACCATTGCCTTGGTTGCCTAAAGAATAAGACATGGGATTAGTTAATGGTTCTAACATTATCGTTTACGATGAGGATATTGCATTAGGCCATACAACTAATTGCACGTTGGCTATGTCAATGGATACACCTACCACAACGAATAAAAATTCGGGTGGATGGTTTGAATGTATCGCGGGCAAACGAGGTGCCACAATGCGAATTGAAGGATTAGTGGATTATTCCGATCAAATGAATTACAATCAATTTGTAGATCGTTTGATTTTAAGGAAATACACTAAATGGGTTTTTCAAGGTGCATCAATGTTCTATTTTGGCGGAGGCTATATCACGGCGGTGGAAGAAATCGCCGAGGGTGAAACGAGTGTTAAATATTCCTTGGATGTCATGATTGATGGCCGAGTTTATTTCGAGCCAAGATTACCATGGAACCTTGTTTTTGCCAATTGGGAAAATATAAATATTGAGTGGCAAAATGTGTAATGATTTTTTCTATTTTTACACAAAAATAAAAGAGATTAAAATTTAAAAAAATATGGCAACATCGGGTGTATTTAATGGCACAAACCTTGTAATTAAAGTAGAGGGAACGGTTGTGGGACACACAACATCATGTACTTTATCGGTAAACATGGATGTAGCGGATGCTACAACAAAAGATTCGGCGGGTTGGTCGGAAGGAATTGCGGGTTTAAAATCGGGAGAAATCTCATTTGATGGCCTTGTTGATTATTCGGATGCTAATAACGCAGAGCAATTATTGGATTACTTAATCGCAAGAACACAAGTAACATGTGTGTTTGGAACGGTTGCAAGTGGTGATTCAATTTATACCGCAGAAGGTTATATTAGTTCATTAGAGCAAAGTGCGGAAATGGAAGCGGCCGTTACATTTAGCGGAACGATTACATTAACCGGTGCTATCGTTAAATCGGTAAATGCATAATAGAAAGGTGTAAAAATAATTGGCCCTACATCCTTAATTGGGTGTAGGGTTTTAGTGCTAAATTAAATCTAATCATAAAAACATGGAATTAAACAAACGTAGAGGTTATTGCCAATTGCAAATTGGTGGTAAACTAAGATCGCTACATTTTTCAATGAATTTTTGGGCGGTATTCGAGGAAACATCGGGATTTAAAATCTCCGAGGTTGACAAGGTATTTGGTTCGGGTTTATCGATGGGTGCCATGCGAGCATTAATTTATAGTGGCATTGTTGCCTATGATCAAGAGAATCGAATAGAAATCGATTACGATTTATTTGATGTGGGTGCATGGATGGATGACATTGATCAAAATGATTTAACATTAATTATTGAAACGTTAATGGAATCACGGATCCTTGGTAATGATCTAAATGCGGGAGTTCGAAGAAACGTTTCTAAATCGACAAAAAACCCAAAGCCGAAAAACCCCTAACGTGGGATTCAATGCTTGATTTTTATATTGGTCAAGCGGGAATCGCACCCGATCGGTTTTGGACAAATACCTGGAAAGAGAACGCATTGTTAGGGGAGAGTTGGTCGGTAAATGTTAATTTACATTGGGAGATGACACGTTTTATTTCCACAATGATTGTCAATAGTCAAGCCAAGAAACGATCACAATTGATCACACCCGATAAATTGTTTCCGTTGCCACAGGATGTTTTCTTGGATAAAGGTTCGCCTAAATCGACACCCGAGCAATTACAATCATTTTTAAAACAAATCGAGAAAAGCCAATCCAAATAATGGGTTGGTTTTTTTTCTAACTTTAGACCATGAAAAACATTTTAGAGGTTTATATTAGCGGGAACACCAAGGAATTGGATGCCGCACTATCGAGGGCCGACAAAAAACTTGCCGATTTAGGTAAGAAAATGAAAGATATTGGCCAAACAATGTCATTAAGATTTACGGCACCATTGGCATTGGCGGGTGGTGCGGCCATTAAAATGGCATCCGATTTTAATGAATCCTTAAATAAAGTTGATGTTGCATTTAAGGGATCATCGCAACAAGTTAAAGATTTTGCTAAAACCTCATTAAAACAATTTGGTATTGCACAAGGATCCGCCTTAGATATGTCAGCATTATTTGGGGATATGGCAACATCTATGGGATTGACTACGGCACAAGCCGCTAAAATGTCAACCTCATTAGTTGGTTTGGCGGGTGATATGTCATCCTTTAAAAACATAAATATTGAAGAAGTAACAACGGCTTTAGCGGGTGTTTTTAATGGTGAAACAGAATCATTAAAACGATTGGGTATTGTAATGACGGAGGCAAATGTTAAAGCATTTGCATTAACACAAGGAATTACAAAGCAATTTGATACAATGACGCAAGCAGAAAAAGTAATGTTGCGTTATCAATATATTTTAAATGTAACTAAAAATTCACAAGGTGATTATGCAAGAACGGCGGGTGGTGCGGCAAACCAAATGCGTGAGTTTAATAATTCATTGCAAGAATTAGGAGTTTCATTTGGTCAAGTAATATTGCCATTATTTACAAAGGTTATAACATCATTAAATGGTGTATTACAATCAATTAATAATTTATCACCGGCAACCAAAACATTAGTATTGGCATTGGGGGGATTGACCGCATTAGCGGGACCATTGCTTTACATCGTTGGTTCGGTTATTCCTAAAATGGTAACCGGTTTTACTTTGCTTAGAACGGCGGCTTTAAATTTAGCCAAAGGAATTAAAACGGCGGGATTAGTTGGCCTATTCATTACGATGGCGGGATTTGTGGCGGATGCACAAATGGAGTTTAACGATGCTACAAAATCGGTAAATCAATTAACGGAGGCGGATAAAAAGAATGCGGATGCGATTAGATCACAAAATAAAGAATTGTATAATACAATTACTTTGCTTGAAAAGGAAAAGAAAACCGCACAATTAGTTGATGCACAATACCAAGCAAGAAATATTCAATCTAAAACCGCCGATGATATTCAAAAACGAATTGATTCAACCAAGGCATTAATTGTTGCTAACCGAGAGTTATTAAAATCGGCACAACAACAAAAACCATTACCAGAGGAAAATGCAAATTTAAATGTTACAGGTGAAGGTGATACAAAGGCAAAGGATTTTACCAATGGTTTGTTGAAATCGACCATTGAATTAAAAAATAACATTTCCGAATTAAAACAAGAGTTTTTAGATTTAATTAGAATACAATCGTTTGCCAAGTTTGGCGATTTATCAAAAGAATTACCACAATTATCTAATAATTTAAGTGCGTATTTTGACAAGTTCCCACAATATGGGGAGAAAATAATGGGCATCACACAAAAGATGTCAACATTAAAAACTCCATTCCAGGCGATGGATCAGCAAATTAGTGCAAGTACAACAAAGCAACAAGAAGAATTAGCATTGATGGCGGAGAATTACCAAAAATTCCAAGACAATGCAATGATCATGGCTAATGCGGTAGGTAATGCATTTTCTAATTTAGGTATGTCAATTGTGAACTCATTTG